ATGTTTCGGGTAAGAGGCAATCTGTGCCTCCTTGTGGGCGATGACGGCCGGTTCTCGAACGGCCTGCGCTACCCCGGCGACCCCACGGGTCCGGCCTCCGAGGTGTGGAACTGCCGCTGCACCCTGGTGGCCTCCGTGCCAGGCTACGACGCCTTCGAGGACCGCAACGCGAGCAAGCTTGAGACGAGCTACGAGGACTGGAAGGCGGGGAGGGACCCGAAGAGGCCCAAGCCAAGCGGGCGAAGCCTGAAGGAGTTCATGGACACGCCTGCCGTCGGCAAGGCCGCGAGCAGGGCCGGGGTGAGCAGGGCGCAGCTGCGAAGGCGCATCGTTGCTAGGCTCGGCGCCGACGGGAAGACGGGCCGCGACTTCCCGTCGATGAGTCGTGCCGAGCAGCAGGAGGCGCTTAGGGAAGCAGTAGAGCTTACAAGGAAGCAGGACAAGCCACGTCGCAACGTGCAGGTCGTCAACGATGCCCTGTACAACTCGCAGAAGAATTACGTCGAGAGGCATGGCGGGAAGGTAATACGAGGAGACAAGGAGTGGGAGGACCATCTGGACAAGATGGGCGCGGGAGCCTCCGCAGTCGGAGACACCATCATCCTGAGGAACGACGCAACGACATCGGAGGTTCTTGAGGAGGTCTTTCACTTCAGACAGTCACAGCGTGGCGACTACTCGGAGTTTGATGCAGAAACCATGCGCAACCTGCGGAAACGCGATGCTCAGATGTACCTCTTGGATTCGGAGAAGCAGTACAATATCCCCAAAGAGGAGACCGAGCAAACAAGGAAGGCGCTCGACTATTACCTAGGCAAGCTAAGGAGGTCTGGGGTCGATGAGAATACAGGATTGCATCGAAATCAACGGTAAGACGCTGATGGTGCTAGACCACGACCTCCCTAGCGCCGGATGGCGTGATCTTATCGTTGATGGCACCAAGTACGCGGCGATTCCAGTGATGGACATGGGGGACAACAGCATAGCCATCGATGGCATTCATGACTTCACCGGCAAGGACGTCACGTTCGCATGAGCGACTTCAAGACAATAGCCTGCATCCTTGGCGCCATCCGCTCGTGCGAGGCGCGACCGTTCGACGTGGCGGCGGTCTCCGCCACGGCCGCCACGCTCTGTTCGATGCTGTAGCCCAACCCAAGCCCAGGCATGGCTCAGGCCCCCGCCACCACGGCGGGGGCCTTTTTCATGCCGCGTGACCACCAGGCGACCATGGCCGCGAGGTGATGCGGGATGGCGAACAACGTGGATGTAGGCGACCATACGCAGGAGTGGCTCTCGGCGCTCGCGCCGGCGCTCTCGCGCGGCCTGGAGCAGGTGGGCCCGGCCGCAGAGGGCCAGGCGAAGGCCAAGTGCCCCGTGGACACGGGCCGCCTGCGCAACTCCATAACCCAGGCGCAGCCGGACAGCAGCGTCAGGTCGCCTGACAGATAGCCGGCGCTTCTCTCGGTAGTTGAAATAAAAATGGGACGGGTTTTACCCCGCCCCACCTGCGTTTCTATGGTCGGGGCGACTGGATTCGAACCAGCGACCCTCTGCTCCCAAATCAATGAATGGCCCTGGTACACCACAGTCTACCTGCGCAAACGTAGTGCCAGCCCATCGCATGCGCCACACCGTACCACATAAAATCACACGCGCTAGTGGTCCGTAGTGGTTAGATAGTTGATGCAAATCCCCCAGCAAGGCCGCGCGCCACGGCGTCCTGCGCGCGGGCCAGCGTGCCCAGCTCGGGGTTGAGGTAGTGCCCCTCGAGCACCTGGGAGCCGGGGGAGCGGCCCTGGATGCGGTTGATGATCGTGGAGTCGAGCCCCGCCGCCTGCGCCATCGTGGCGTACGTGGCGCGCATCCGCCCGAGCGGGACGAACGGGAGGCCATCCAGGGGCGCACCGGGGGCGAAGAGCGCCTTCCAGCGCTTGGGGACGTAGCCGGGGCTGAGGCGGTGTCCCGTGGGCACCGGCCCGTCCGTGGCGTGCCGCATGCTCTGGCAGATGGGCCCGGAGCCCGCGACCTCGCGGAGCGCGTCCGAGAACGGCGGCGCGAGGGGCACGCGCCTGTAGCGCCGGTCGTTCTTGGGCTCCTTCATCCCGTCGCGCATGGTGCAGGCGCCGGCGATGGTCACCACGGCCGCCCAGTGCCCGCCGGCGGCCTCGGACCACGCAACGCCCTCCCAGTCGAGTGCCAGGGCCTCCGAGCGCGAGAGGCCGCCGCCCGCCATCACGAGCCAAAGCGCGAAGAGCTGGGAGGAGCGGAAGGCGGGGCGGGACAGCGCCTCCGCCACCTCGGCGACGCCCCAGACCGGCAGCGGCGCCGTGGAGCGCCCGCGCGGCATGCGGAAGCGGTAGCCCTCCATCGGGCTCTCCGAGATCACGTGGTCGAACTTCGCCTGGGCCATGACGGCCCTGAGCGTCCGCACGTAGTTCGGCGCGCTCTGGGGCGGCAGGGAGGACACCCAGCGCGCTATGCGCGTGTTGGTGATGGAGCCCACGTCAAGGCCGCCGAGGTCCGGCGATATGTGCGTGCGGTAGTTGGAGTCGTGGCTCGCCGCGTTTGCCCTCGTCGTGGTCGCGTGGCGCTCCGGGGAGAACCGCCCCCAGTAGTACTCGTCCAGCGTCATCCGGTCGCCGAGCCACGGCTCCGCGCCCATCTCGCCGGCGATGCGCGCAATCTCCACGTCCGCGTCCCTGGCGGTCCCACGCACCGTGCGCCACACGCGGCGCTGCGCCCCGTCCGCCCTGTGGCCGCAGGAGACCGCCACGCGCCACACGCCGGGGCGGACCTCCTCCTTGTGCCCGAGCGGGCTCCGGCCCTCCGTGCCCACGGTCATGCCTCCCTGTCCCTACTCGGCCCTCCAGACTTGCGAGCCGGCTCCCGTCGCGAGGTCGTGCGCATAGACGGAGGACGGCAGCAGCCTGTCACCGGACATTCTCCACGCCACCTCGTAGGAGACCGACCTACCGCAGTACATCACGTCGGCCTTCCCAGGACGTCCGTCCTTCAGGTAGCAGACCCTTCCATGGGAGTCAGTGCATCCAGAGCCGCCGTCGGCCCCGAAGACGATGTCCACCGGGTACTTCGGGGCGCGTCCCGTCCTCGTGGGCGGGTTCACTACGAGGCATGCCGACGTGCCGCCAGCCGGCTCATCGCCCTCGCGCTGCTTGGTCGGGTGCGACATGTCTGAGCGCAGCCTTGGGACGCCAGCAAGGCCGTCAAGTTCGCCCTCCAGGGCACCCAGCTGCGCGGCGAACCTCCCGATCTCGTCCGGCCATGCATACCAGTCCACGCGCGAGACGTACGTGGTCCCGGCGTCCACGTCGGCAATGAGAACGCGCTTGGCGAGGTGCGGGCCGTCCTTCACCGGCAGCGCGGGAACCCCAGTCTCGAGGCTGTCGACCGACAAGGGGCGGTCGTCCCTCTTGAGCAGCTCCGAGCGCCGGCGCCACTCCTCGTCGCGCTCGGCCTGCTCGGCCATGAGGCGCCTGACCGTGGTATGCAGGTCCCGCTCGCCGAGCCCCTTGCCGTCTTTCCCCTTGCCGCGGTGCATGATCATCCCGAGCAGCCCCATTGCGTCACCTCACAGTCTCGTCCTCGGCGGCTTGGAACCAAACCACCACGCCAACCAATCGCACCTCGGCGCTTGAATCGCCTGAGAACACCATGTCCTCGTGGTCCTCGAAGCTGTCGGGGGAGAGCATGAGGGTCGCCGCGCCACGCATGTACCGGCGCATGACCGACTCCCCGGGCGCCGTCTCTGCGACGACGGCGCAGCCGTTCCATGGCTCCATATCCGGGTCGACCATCACGACGCATCCCGGCGGGTACGCCCTGTCCATGCAGTCTCCGTCGACGTCGAGCATGAATGCGTGCGGGTGCCTCCCAGCCACGCCAGCTGGGACCTCCACCACGCCGTCGTCGGGTATCTCCTCGACGGCTTCACCGGCGTGCGTCCTCCCAAGCCTGCGCATCGGCACCATGGCTGAGCTTCCCACTGGGGCACGCAGGCCAGGGCCGGGTGCGTCCTCCCCGAGGAGCTCGGAGACGGACATGCCGAAGATCTCCGAAAGGTCCTTCATGACACCGATGCGGGGCTTTGCCCTCCCGGACTCCCACTGGCTCACCGCCGAGTTGGTGAGGCCGACCTTCCTGCCCAGCTCCTCCTGCGAGAGGCCGAGCCGCTCGCGGTTCGCCCTGACGTTGCGCGCGAATCCCATGACACACCCCATTTCAAATTTATTTGAAATGCAGTTCAAATATATTCAAAGTAAGTATTGAATGGATTGTAATTTGGTGTAATATGATTCAAGACACGAGGAGGTGAGAGGATGAAGCAGACGCTGGCGGAGATAAGGCGCTCGCGTGGGGTCACCAAGGGGGCGATGGTCAACCTGCTTGAAGTCTCCTATCCCACGTACCAGCGGTACGAGCGGGACCCCGGATGCATGAGGGTGGCTGACCTGGACAAGGTCTGCCGCTTCCTCCACGTGCGCCGGGACGAGATTTTTTTGCCTAGGGACTTGAATTAAATTCAAGTCGGAGAACAAGGAAAGGAGCACGACATGGTCACCGATTCACCCGTACCGAGCTGGAGGGTCACATGGACCACGGATGGCGGCGCCTGGCACGAGCGCGGCTTCTGCACGTTCGAGGAGGCCCAGGCGTTCGCGAGGGCGCTCTACGCGGAGCACGGGCCGGAGATGGGCTTCTGCCTGTCCGCGTCACGGATGATGACCGTCAACACGCACAGCCTCCTCCACGCGAAGAGCGCTGGAGCCGTCGAGCTCGCCCCGCACCTGCTGGCCACGGCGGATACGTTCGCATAGGAAAGCGCCCCCGCGTGGCCTAGGCGCGAGGGCGGCGACACGGACTCGGGAGGTCCACATGTCAGATGGGATTGTACAGCAGCGGAGGAGGCCGGACCCGGTGGGGCCGGGCTGGCTCCCGTACGGCACGGCGGCGCGGTGCTACCTGCACGTGGCGCCGGAGCTGGTGCGCGGCGGCATCGAGCGCGGGGAGCTGCCCGCGTACGCCAAGCCGTGCACCAGGCGCGACACGGGGGAGCCGTCCGGGCGTCTCTACGTGAGCCTGGCGGACGTGGACGAGTGGGTGCGCAGGTGCTGGCCCACGTACAAGCCGAAGGGGGCGCTGCTCCATGCGTAGGCTCCTCGGGCTGACGCGGGACGACGTCCTGGACGCGCTCGCGCTCGGTGGCGCCCTTTGGGTGCTCGTGTTCCTGGCCGGGCTGGTCGGATAGGGAGGTGGAGGAGATGGCAGACGAGACGGTGGTCCCCGACTTCTACGGCGCGGAGCCGTGCCCGGGGGATGACTACGACCCGTGGGCGACCGCGATCAGCGCGACGTGCCCGCACGCAGAGCTCTGCACGTGGCTTGCCTGGTACGTGGCCGACCGCTGCGGCGAGGACGACCCGGACGGCATGGCCGTGGACGAGGTGCTCACGGACGGCCACGCCTGCGGCGCGTGCCCCTTCAGGGGGGTGGCGGCATGACGGTGCGCGTCGAGTTCGAGGTGCCGCTGGTTCGCGGCAAGGGCCGCGCCAGGTTCGTGCGCGCCACGGGCCGCGTTTACACGCCCACGGCCACCACGGACGCCATGGCACGGGTGCAGGCCGCCTTCCTGGCGACCGGGGCGCCCAGGGCCCCGAGGGGCGTGCCGGTGGCGGTGTCCGTCGAGACCGAGCGGAGGCTGCCGGCGAGCCGCCCGAGGAGGGTGGAGCGCGAGCCGGACGTGGTCAAGCCGGACGCGGACAACGTGGCCAAGCTCGTCCTGGACGCGCTCAACGGCGTCGCGTGGGAGGACGACACGCAGGTGACGGCCCTCTCGGTGGTCAAGCGTGACCGGACCAGGCGCGACGGCGAGCGGACCGTGGTGAGGGTCGGATGGGACGAGGCGCGCGGCGATGGGCCGCGCCAGACGCGGATGGAGGTCTGAGCATGGCGGAGGTGCAGGAGGTAACGCCGGAGGTCATCGACGTGCCGGAGGTCATAGGCGGCGCGGACAGGTGGCTGGCCGAGCAGCGCGCGAGGGTGGCCGAGGCGGCGGCGGAGTACGTGCCGCACGAGATCACCAGCGCGGAGGACTACCGCGAGAGCAAGCGGGCGCGCACTCAGGCGCGCAAGGCAATAAAGGAGGTGGAGGACGCCAGGCGCACGCAGGTGGGCGCCATCAAGGACGCCGTGCGCGACTTCGAGGCGCAGGTGCGCGGCCTGCTGGCCCCGCTCGCGGGCGTGGACGACGCGTACAAGCAGGCGCTCGCCGAGTGGGAGCGCACGTGCGTGGACAGCCGCACGCAGGAGGTCGCGGCCTGGTACGCGGAGACGCAGGGCGACGTGGCGGCGATGGTGCCGTTCGAGGCCGTCTGGGCGCGCTACGCGCACCAGGAGAAGTGGGACCTCTACGGCTCCAACCTCGTGGCCATCGAGGGCGAGGTTGCCGAGATCGCGGAGCACGTCATCCCGCACTACCTGGACATGATAGCCGGCATGGGCTACGAGCCGCAGGACGCCGAGGCCCTGCGCGCCGAGTACCTGCGGACGCTCGACTTCGACGGCTCGTGCCGGCGCATCCAGGCGCTGCGCGAGCAGCGCGACCGGATGGCCGAGGCCGAGCGCGCGAGGCGCGAGCGCATGGCGTCGGAGGCGGGGCCCAGGTCAGCCACGGATGCCCCCGAGGGGCCGCAGGAGGCCCCGAGCGCCCCGGAGGAGCCGGCCCCCGGGCAAGCGCCCACGGCGGCGGATTCGGTGCCGCAGGCGGCCGCAGCGCGGCCCATGGCGGCCGTGGCCGCGCCCGGCAGGGTGATGGTCTTCCGCGTGACGGTGCCCGAGGAGAGGGCGCGCGAGTTCGTGGCGGCGATGAGGGGGATACCGGGGGTCCACGGCGGCCCATGGCACGACGAGAGGACGAGTGAGTAGGAATGGCACAGGCACAGGCGACGACGGAGCTGGCGGCACGGGAGCCCGCGCGGCTCACGATGCAGGACACGATCAACTTCGCGAGCAGCGTGGCGGGCGGCTCGCTGCTCCCGCGCGACTACCAGCACAACCCCGCGAACGTCATCATCGCGGTGAACCTCGGGCAGTCCATGGGGCTGTCCCCGGCGGAGAGCCTCTACCGGATAAACGTCATCCAGGGCAAGCCCACGGCATCGGCCGAGCTGATAGCGGCCCAGGTGCGCAAGGCGGGCCACAAGCTGCGCATCGACAAGGACGAGGCGCGCCAGAGCGTGACGGCCACCATCGTGCGCTGCGACGACCCGGACCACCCGTTCAGCGAGACGAGGGATGCGGCCTGGGCGCAGCGCATGGGGCTGGCCTCGAAGGACAACTACCGGAAGCAGCCGATGACCATGCTCACTTGGCGCGCCATCACGGCGGCCGCGCGCGTGGCGTGCCCGGAGGCGCTCTACGGCGTGGCGTACACGCCGGACGAGATGCACGACATGGACCCGCAGCCGGCGCAGGACGCCGCGTCGGCCCCGCAGCCGGCCCAGGGCGTGCAGGCGGACCTCTGCGCGCTGCGCGCGGCGTACGCGGCCTACAGGCGCGCCACGGGCGCCACGAACGAGGAGGCGGTGCACGCGGTGTGCGCGGCGGTCGGGGCCACGGACATGCGCTCCATGACGCAGGCGCAGGCTGACCAGGCCACGGCGTGGCTCTCCGCGCACATGGTGCCGGACGCCCCGCAGCCCGAGCAGGCCGCGCCGGAGCCCGAGCCCGAGTACGAGGAGCCCGCGCAGCCGGCGGTCGCTGACGAGGACTTCAACTTCTAGGGGGGTACGAGATGGCAATCAATCGCGTTTGCATATCGGGCAACCTCACGCGGGACCCGGAGCTGCGCCAGACGGCGGGCGGCTCGCAGGTGCTCGGCGTGGGCGTGGCGGTAAACGACAGGCGCAAGAACCAGCAGACGGGCCAGTGGGAGGACGTGCCCAACTTCGTGGACTGCGTGGTCTTCGGCAACCGAGCCGAGGCGCTGGCCGCGATCCTGCACAAGGGGGACAAGGTGGCGATAGACGGGCGCCTCCGCTACAGCTCGTGGGAGGCGAAGGACGGCACGCGCCGCTCCAAGCTGGAGGTGGTGGCCGAGGAGGTGGAGCTGATGCAGCGCCCGCGCCAGGCTGCGCAGCAGGCGTACCAGCCAGCGGCCCGGCAGGCGGCCTACGCGGCGTCCGCACCGCTCCAGGTGGCGCAGCAGGCGGCCCACGCCGCTGCCGTCCCTCCCTACGCGGCGCCGGCACCCGCCCCGCAGCCGTACCAGCCGCCCCTGGGACAGGCGCCCGTGGCCGCGCCCGCGGCCGCCGACCTGTACGACGCGGACATCCCCTTCTGATGGCCGGCACGGGTGACATGCCCGCCTTCGTGCGCGACTCCTACCGCCTCGGGCGCCGCACCCGCTCGGTGGTGACGCCCGAAGAGCTGGCCGCCTGGACCGGCGTGCCGCGCCACCAGCTCGTGCGCCTGACCTACAGGGTCAACCCGGGCGGCCTCGTGCCGCCCCCGGTGCGCCTGGTGGCCGTGTGCGAGCCGGAGGACGCGGACGGCGTGGCGCGCACCATGTCCAGGCTGCTGGAGAGCCGGGGCTGGACGGCGCGGGCCGAGCGCGAGCTGGTGGACGGGGGCGAGGCGTCATGACGGGCGGGGCGTACTTCCCGGCCAACGCCGGCTTCTGCGACACGACCGTGGCGCGCCAGGTGACCCGCAGGCTCGGGGACGCGGGATTCCACGCCTACGTGCGCCTGCTGTGCCTGCTCCTCAACGAGGAGGGAGGGCGCCTCCCGCTCTCCCTCCCGGAGGAGTGGGACGACCTGGCGAATCGCGTGGGGCTTGATGGCGCGGCCACGGGGGAGCTGGTGGCGCTCATGGAGCGCTACGGGGCGCTCGCACGGGGCGACGGCTACGTGTACTCGCCGCTGGTCTCCGAGAGCCTAGCGGCGCGTGACGAGATAAGCGAGAAGAGGCGTGCGGCGGGCCGGGCGTCCGGCGAGGCGAGGCGCAGGCGCAGGGAGGCGGATGGCGGGGCGGATGGCCCCAAGCAGTGCTGAGTACGGTGCATCGAACTGTGTTCGAGCATGTGTTCGAACTGGTGTTGAACACCTACTTACTTACCTACCTACTTACCTACATAAATACGTACCTTGAGGCATTACCTACCAGGTGCGTGTACGCACAAGGGAGATGCGATGGACGGTTTGGGATTCGCGGGCTCGGGCGACTCGTCGGAGGCCGTGTCGGCGGACGCCCGCAGGGTCTTCGGTTGGGACCCGGAGCGCAGGCCGCAGGACAGGGCGCACGACTACCTGAGGGAGCGCGGGGTGCAGAGGGGCAGCGACGACACGGCCATGGAGCGCGTGGCCCTCGACCTCATGGACCGCGCCGCGCGGGCGGCCCTGGCGGACGCCGCCATGGGCGAGTACGCGCCGGTGATCGCGGGCAGGCTCCGCGCCCTCGCCGACTCGATAGACGGTGGCGCGGGCGATGGGGAGGCGTAGCTGGACGCCTCGTATGGAGGCCGCCCTGCGCCACTGGTACGGGGTCAAGCCGACGAGCGAGCTTGCTGCGGAGCTTGGGGTCTCCGATACCGCGCTGTGGGCCAAGGCAAGGAGAATGGGGCTTACAGCCGCGTCGTACGGCACGAGCGGTGACTGGTTCCAGGACGAGCTTGAGATCCTGCGAGCCACGTACCCGCTCATAGGCAACGCGTGCGCCCCGATCTGCGGCCACTCGCCGAGGCAGGTCTCGTCGCGCGCCAACTTCGAGAAGGTGCGCCGGATTCCCGGCAGTGGCCACAAGCCCCCACGGAACGACTCGCGCAGGAAGGCGGTTGCCGTGGTAGCGCACTGGTGCGCGACGCAAGGGGTTCCCGCGAACAGGGCGTTGGAGGCGTGCGCCGAGGCTGCTGGGTGCACGCCGCAGATGATGAGGCTCGTGCTGCCGCAGCTGGTGGCGGACGAGCGGAGGAGGAAGAGATGAGCGAAATCGGAGACGAGCTGCGCAAGGTGGCCGACGAGTGGGACGTGACTCCGCTCTACGCCCTCGCAGACCGCATCGACGCGGAGATGGCCGAGCTGCCGCGCGGAAAGGACGGAAGGCCCATCCTCGCAGGTGAGACCGTGTACGGCGAGGACGGCAGGGCGTGGCACGTGCGCGGCGTAACCATCGGCGAGAAGTCGATTGCACATCCCGAACACGTCATCCGCGCTACGAGCGACGCGGAACAGCTGCGCTACCTCAAGCCCGAGTGGCTCACCCACGAGTGCCCGGACAGCTGGTCGCGCATCGCGGACGAGCTGGACGAATGGCGATTCGAGCACATGCGCGACCTCGAAGCTGACGGTTTGAACGACATGAGCCTGTTTGCCGACCGCATTCGCAGGCTGGCAAAGGAGCGCGGGCATGAGCACGAATAAGTGGGCTCGGGCGCGCATTCGCGTCACGATCGATGGCGGCAGTTGGCTCAGATACGAGGACGAGAAGCACGAATTTGTCCGCATGGGTGACGTGGTAGACGTGTGCGCCGACGCACTGGGATTCGACCTCAACATCCACAACTACGTGTTCACGGGAGAGCTTCGCGGAGTCTCGTACAACGCGTATGGGCGAATTGACCAAGTGTTCCTGTATCGCGGCGACAGTCTGGGAGAGAGGTTGGTGGACTTTGATGGATGCGTCTACCACCACAAGGAGGCGAGCGATGAGTAAGTACGCAATCTACAGGATGTTCGATGGGTGCGACGCGCCGTGCAACGTCGAGTTCTGCGGCCATCTAGTCGGGTCTCGCATCTGGACTGGTGACGATGACCCCACCGCGCTCATGGCAAGGGAACACGCACGCGACGGGTGGCACACCGAGCCGCCGATAGACGACCGCCTGGTTCTGTGCCTGGGAAAGCTCGGGGGCCTCTTCGTGGGTAGATACCACAAGACGAACGGGGGTGGCATGGACTTCTACGTGCCCAACTACCGTGACTGATACCGTTCAGCCATCGCGTGGCACGAGCTTCCAGAGCCGTTCGGGGGTGACGCCTGTGGACGATGAGGTCGTGTACGAGATGGAGACCATTACTAAGGGCGGAGAGCGGTACTCGCGCAAGCTGCGACTCACGCTGACATACACGCCGGCAGATTTTATTCTCGACAGAATCATGCACGAGGAAGGAATCATCCAAGTCAGCGAGACGGACTTCGTGGGCGTCAGCTGCATCGCGAGAATCTCGTTCCACAAGGAGGACGCAAATGGCAACGACTAGCAATGTCGGAGGGGCACCTGTCGCGCTCTACGACAAGTACGGTCGCCTGGTGGGCATGTGGTGCGCCGAGACCGGACGCGCGATGCTCGGCGATGCGTTCTACGTCAAGGAGCAGCCACAGGACGCGATAAGGCTTGGGATGGTAGGCAATGACGGCTATAGGACGGTGAGCCTGGATGGCACCGACTAGCGACGAGCGCCGCGAGGTGGCGGAGAGACTGCGGGAAGAGGGAGAAATCTGGAATAGCTCTTGGCAAGACCCAGATTCGTACTACAACCGAATCAGCAGATGCCTTGGTAATCATAGCTTAACTTTCGAAGGGCTAGCCGACCTCATTGAGCCGCAGCAGCGCACATGCCATGATGCGAGCAAGAACGATGTTGAGTTCTTATGCTCAAACTGTCATGCGTACACCGAAGTGCCCAATTCTTACAGAGTCGAGATTGGATACAAGAGTGGTCATAACAACTTGAATTACTGCCCGTACTGCGGCTCAAGGGTGGTGACGAACAATGGCGAGTAGCGACGAGCGCCGCGAGGTGGCAGCGTGGCTGCGGATGCAGGTCGGCGAGGAAGAGTGCATCGACTACGCTGTCTTCCGCATCATCAACGACGTGCTCGGAGTCAACGGCGCATGGGGAGCCAAGGCCGCGCACATCCTCGCTGACCTCATAGACCAGACGTGTGAGGTCATGGAGGTGCCGGACAACGACGAATTCATGGTTCGCGTCGTGTCTGGCTTCGTATGCAAGAGGTGTGGGCACGAGGCCATCGTCGAGCGCAACTGCGATGGGTCGGCAGAGCCTCCCAGATTCTGCCCGCATTGCGGATGCAGGGTGGTGAGCCATGATGACAACTAGCGAGTTCCAGCTTACCGGCTCTGACGTGTTCGGGCGATATTGCCGAATCGAGATGAAGCGCTTCGGGGCACCGAACGAGTTCTACGTCCACAAGTGCATCAGGTCGTATCGGAGTAACTACTACCGCGACGTTCCGCTAATGTTCGGGGAGGGCGAGTACGTCCACCCAGGCAGATGCGTTGACGTCGTGAGCGTCATAACGTGCGGGCTGGACGAGAAAGAGGTGTTTAACGTCCCGCTCGACTCCATTGAGTTCGTAGAGCCGCAGGAACGCACGTGTCATATGGAGAACATCGATACAGAACCTGGTGGCTACCAGGGCATCGGAGATTGCTCCGAATGCGGTGAGATGCTTCTTCCTTCCTTCGCGTTTTGCCCGCGCTGCGGCGCGAGGGTGGTCACGAATGGGGGCGAGGGCTGATGGCCGAGTACATCGTGGACACCACGGACGGCATCTACAACGCCCGAACGACCGGCGAACTTGTTCGTTGCAGGGACTGCTGGTACTACCTGCGCGGGCGCTGCGACTGGCTACTGATGTTAACTGGGCGCATGCTCCCGGCTATTCCGTTCGAGCCCGCGCCCGATGGCTACTGCGCCTGGGGCGAGAAGAGGGACGGCGAACGCTGATGGCAAAGGACAGGACGAGGCACGCGAGGATGCGCAGCGGCGAATTCTACCGCGCGCGGCGCGAGGCCCAGACCGTGCGCTTGGTGTACGGCTTCGCCAGGGACGCTGACGCGCTGGTCTCCACGACGGAGGGCATGCTGATAGACGTGGCGAGGTTCCTGGACGCNCCGCAGGCGGACGCCGGCGCGCCGGAGGACCCGCTGAGCGCCGCGCTGGACGAGGTGGCGCGCGGGCTGGACGGCGGCCGCCATGGGGCTTAGCGAGAGGCAGCTCCAGGTGCTGGCGTTCCCCCGCACGGGCTACGACGCCCTGGTGTGCGACGGCTCCGTGCGCTCGGGCAAGTCCTCCGTCATCAGCGTGGCCTTCGTGGACTGGGCCATGCGGACGTTCCAGGGCCAGCGCCTTGGCATCTGCGGCAAGACCATAGACGCGGCGCGCAAGAACGTCGTGGAGCCCTACATGGCCATGGCGTGGCCCACGCGCCACATGGGCTACCGGCGGCGCTGGCGCGGCGGCGAGAACGTGCTGGAGGTGTCGTGGCGCGGCCGCACGAACCTGTTCGAGGTGTTCGGCGGCAAGGACGAGGGCAGCCGCATGCTCATCCAGGGCCGCACGCTCGCCGGCGTGCTCATGGACGAGGTGGCGCTCATGCCCCGCAGCTTCGTGGAGCAGGCCGTGGCGCGATGCTCGGTGCCGGGCAGCCGCCTCTGGTTCGACTGCAACCCGGAGGGGCCCACGCACTGGTTCAAGCGCGAGTGGATAGACCGGGCCGANGTGGCTCGCGGGCTACGCCGAGGGCATGGCGGACGGCACGCGGCTGCTGGCGGAGTGGTGCAGGGCGCACGTCGACTGGGGCGACGGCGGGGGTGACGGCGAGTGACGGCGGCTCCCGGTGACGCGCGGCATGGGGCAAATGCCCCACGTGCCCCAAAATCGCGGAAACGGTCGGCATGGTCGTGGTCGGAGCTGGAGACGGTCTGGCGCCACCCGGACATGACGGCGGAGGAGTTGGCGGAGATGCTGCCCGGCCGCACGCCGAAGGCGGTGAGCCGGATACGCGACCGCTACGGGCGCTGGCGAGCGGATGGCGTGGTGCCGCTGTGCCAGCGATGCGGCGAGCACCCGGTGTTCGTGGAGGACCCGGAGGCGCGGCGCTGGGGCCTGTGCCGCGAGTGCGCGCAGGCCGAGAAGGACTGGCGCGACCGCAACGGGGACAGGCTGGCGCGCGAGAACGCGGCGCGCAGGCAGAGGAAGCACAAGAGGAGGGGGCGGGAGTGATTGGCGCATGGGCTGCCGTGCGGCGGATGATGGGCGCGTCTGGGGTCGGCCCATCCGAACTGTCGCGCCGCCTCGGTCACTCGAGGTCGTACATCACTGCCTCTATCGCGCAGGGGAGCACTCCGCGCCTAGACACGTTCGCCCGCCTCGCCCGCGCGTGCGGATGCCGGCTGGTCCTCGAGACGGAGGACGGCAGCAGGGGCGTTGGGCTGTACGGCCAGGGGGACGTCGGGTGATCCGGCCGCGCAAGTGCGCCAGGTTTGCCAGTCCATAAAAGGCGCGGCATTGCCCGTGGGCACCGTGCCCGCGCCGCGACAATCTATGGCATGGGAGCAGCGGGAGTAGACGGATTCACGCGGGCCTGGTCGGAGCCGAGCCAGCTCGAGCGCGTGGCCAACTGGGCCGCGCGCGGGTGCACGATGCAGGAGATCGCCCAGAACATGGGCATCAACCCAAGGACGCTGTACACATGGTGCAAGAGGCACCAGGAGCTTGACGGGGCCATACGCTCCGGCCGCGCGATGGGCGTCGAGTGCATCGAGAACGCCCTTTTCCGTGCGGCGGTCGGCGACTGGTACGAGGAGACCGAGGTCACCGAGACGGACGCCGAGGGGGGCGTCAGGACGCGCAGGACGAGGGTGCGCAAGGCGCCGAGCGTCTCCGCCCAGATCTTCTACCTCAAGAACCGCGCGGGCTACCGCGACAACCCGCCGGAGGCGCCGCAGGCGGACGCCGGCGCGCCGGAGGACCCGCTGAGCGCCGCGCTGGACGAGGTGGCGCGCGGGCTGGACGGCGGCCGCCATGGGGCTTAGCGAGAGGCAGCTCCAGGTGCTGGCGTTCCCCCGCACGGGCTACGACGCCCTGGTGTGCGACGGCTCCGTGCGCTCGGGCAAGTCCTCCGTCATCAGCGTGGCCTTCGTGGACTGGGCCATGCGGACGTTCCAGGGCCAGCGCCTTGGCATCTGCGGCAAGACCATAGACGCGGCGCGCAAGAACGTCGTGGAGCCCTACATGGCCATGGCGTGGCCCACGCGCCACATGGGCTACCGGCGGCGCTGGCGCGGCGGCGAGAACGTGCTGGAGGTGTCGTGGCGCGGCCGCACGAACCTGTTCGAGGTGTTCGGCGGCAAGGACGAGGGCAGCCGCATGCTCATCCAGGGCCGCACGCTCGCCGGCGTGCTCATGGACGAGGTGGCGCTCATGCCCCGCAGCTTCGTGGAGCAGGCCGTGGCGCGATGCTCGGTGCCGGGCAGCCGCCTCTGGTTCGACTGCAACCCGGAGGGGCCCACGCACTGGTTCAAGCGCGAGTGGATAGACCGGGCCGACGAGAAGAACGCGCTGCGCCTGCACTTCACGATGGACGACAACCCCGGCCTGACGCCCGAGGTCCGCGCACGATACGAGCGCATGTACAGCGGCGTCTTCCACCGCCGGTACGTCCTCGGCGAGTGGGTGCGCGCAGAGGGCCTCGTCTACCCGGACTACGAGGCGGCGCTGGAGGGCGCGTGGGAGCCCGAGGGCGGCGCGCCGGTGCGCTGGGCCGTGTCGGTCGACTACGGCACGCAGAACGCCTTCGCGGCGCTGCTGTGGGCGCGCCAGGGCGGCGTGTGGCACGCGGTGCGGGAGTTCTACTACAGCGGCCGCGCCGAGGGCCACCAGATGACGGACGCCGACTACGCGGACCGCGTGGGGGCGCTGTGCGCCGGCGTGCCAGGCGAGGTCGAGGTGATCGTGGACCCGAGCGCCACCAGCTTCATGGCCGAGCTGCGCAGGCGCGGCCAGCGCTTCCGGGTGCGGCACGCGCGCAACGACGTGGCGGACGGCATACGCGAGGTAGCGGCGTGCATGCAGGCGGGGCTGGTGCGCATAGGCCGCGAGGCGTGCCCGTCCCTGGTGCGCGAGCTGGGCGGATACGTGTGGGACGAGGCCCACGGGGACGGCGAGAGGCCGCTCAAGGCGGACGACCACGCGTGCGACGCGCTGCGCTACCTGGTGGCCACGGAGAGAGTTATCCGTGCGCTTGAATCTCCCGGTGACGAGTACAGGGGCGTCTTCGGGAGGTAGGGCATGCCAGGGCCGTCGAGCAGCAGGAGCATGAGGACGTGGCAGGACTTCGAGAGGGCCACGGCGCACGGCGGCCGCGAGGCGTTCGTGCTCTCCGCCATCGACGCGCACGTGCACGGGCCGCTGTGCCGCACGGCGCTGGACGCCGACGAGTACGACCGCCAGCGCAACGTCACCATCAACCGCTACGTGCAGACCATCTTCACGCTCACGGGCTCGCCCGTGGAGGACTTCACCGCGAGCAACGCCAAGGTGGCAAGCAACTTCTTCAACCGCCTTAACACCCAGCGCTGCATGTACAGCCTGGGAAACGGCGTGACCTTCGCCGGGGCCACGGCCGACGGGGACGCCACGAAGGAGGAGCTCGGCCCGCGCTTCGACCACGACCTGCGCGACTGGGCGTACGCCGCGCTCATCCACGGCGTGGCCTTCGGGTACTGGTCCGGCACGCGCCTCTACACCTTCGAGGTCACCGAGTTCGTCCCGCTGTGGGACGAGGTGACGGGCGCGCTGCGCGGCGGCATCCGCTTCTGGCGCCTGGACGCCGACCGCCCGATGACGGTGACGCTCTACACCGAGCAGGGGTACGTGACGTGGGCCACGGAGGACTCGGGCCACGGCCTGCGCCTGCGGATGGTGCAGGACCTCACGCCGTACCAGGTGCGCGTGGCCACGTACCCCGACGGCACGCAGGAGGTCGTGGGCGAGGGCAACTGGGACGGGGCGCTGCCCGTCGTGCCCATGTGGGGCAGCCGCCTGCACCAGTCCACGCTGGTGGGCATGCGCCAGGCCATCGACAGCTACGACCTCATACAGTCCGGATTCGCCAATGACCTGACCGACGTGAGCCAGATCTACTGGATCGTGGAGAACTGCGGCGGCATGAGCGACTCCGACCTGGCGCGCTTCCGCGACCGCCTCAAGGTGCTGCACATCGCCAACGCGGACACGGACCAGGGCGGCAAGGTTACCCCGTACAGCCAGGAGGTGCCGTACCAGGCGCGCCAGGCGTACCTGGAGGGCATGGAGCGCCGCATCTACCGCGACTTCGGCGGCCTGGACGTGAGCGCGCTCAGCGCCGGCAGCAAGACCGCCACGGAGATAGAGGCGGCGTACCAGCCGCTGGACGAGAACGCGTCCGACTTCGAGTACCAGGTGGAGACCGCCGTCTGCCGCCTGCTTGCCCTGATGGGCATCGAGGACAGCCCGGAGTTCAAGCGCCAGCGGGTCACCAACCAGCTGGAGCAGGTGCAGATGGTCGCGCAGGAGGCCCAGTGGCTGGACCGCGAGACCGTGCTGCGCAAGCTGCCGAACGTCTCCCCGGACGAGGTGGCGGAGGTGCTGGCCCGAGCCGACGGGGAGGACGCCGAGCGCTTCGGCGTCTCGGGCGGTGACGGCGCCGGGGAGGCCGAGTGATGGCCACGGACCCGGCGCACGACGCCACGGACGAGGAGATCCGCAGGCTCTCCAAGCGCCTGCACGCGGCATACTCACGCGCCTACATGGAGATGGCCGAGAGGGCCAAGGCCGACCTTGAGCGCCAGGCCGAGGCGGACGCGGCCATGGTGGCAAGGGTGGAGGCCGGCGAGATGACCGCCGACCAGCTGGCGGCCTGGCGCAGGGGCCGCGCGGCGGACGCCACGTGGTACGCGCAGATGGTCGACCAGCTCGCCAGGCAGATGGCCGAGTGCGACCGGCAGGCGGCCGCCATCGTCAACGGCGCGAGCCCGGCGGTCTACGCCGAGAACGCGAACTACGGCGCGTTCCAGGTCGAGCGGGCGGCGGAGGTCGACACCTCCTGGACGCTGGTGGACGCCGACACGGTTACCGGGCTCGTGCGCGACCACCCGGACCTGCTGCCGCAGGTGAGCGCCGAGCCTGACAAGGCGGAGCGCTGGGCGCGCCGCAAGGTCACGAGCGCCATAACCCAGAGCGTGCTCGTGGGAGAGTCGGTGCCGGCAGCGGCGCGCCGCCTGCGCTCCGTGGTGGACATGGGCGAGCGCGCGGCCACGAGGGCCGCCAGGACCGCCCTCACGGGCGCCGAGAACGCCGGGCGCGTCTCCTCCTACGACCGCGCGCGGGGCATGGGCATCGACGTCCGTGCGCGCTGGATGGCCACGCTCGACAGCCGGACGCGCGACAGCCACCGGCAGCTCGACGGCGAGGTGGCCGGCGACGACGGAAGGTTCAGCAACGGCCTGCGCTATCCCGGGGATCCCACGGGTCCGGCCTCCGAGGTGTGGAACTGCCGATGCACGCTGGTGGCCTCCATGCCAGGCTACGACGCCTTCGAGGACCGCAATGCGAGCAAGCTGGAGACCAGCTACGAGGAATGGAAGGCGGGGCGCGACCCGAAGAGGGCCAAGCCCAGCGGCAGTGGTGCAGGGATAGACCCCGGAGCGAAGGTTTACGAGATTCTCGACAAGCGCCAGGCAAAGGTCGTGGACGAAGCGCTGCGTGTGGCTCCCGATGCGCTGTCGCGACTGTACAAGAGGCATGAACACGAGTTCAAGGTCCCGGCAGTGCACGCGGGGGCAGGGGCGTGGTACTCGCCCGCAGATGATAGGGTGACCATCAACCCAGGCCGAGAGTTCGACCCGAGCGGAAGGAGGGAGCCGGGTAACACGTGGTTTCACGAGTTCGGGCACAACATCGACCACATCGAGTCTCCGAGCGGTAGGAGCTGGTCAACGCTGTCTTTCGAATACGGAAATGGCGCGTTCCCGGCGAAGCTTCGCGAGGAAGCGAGGGCATACTGCGTCAAGGCCAAGGGGGAGATGACGCAGTGGGCGGTGTCCAAGATAGACGGGAGCGACGACGGCGAGGCATACCTGAGGGGAGGGCTTGCCGACGAGCTCAGAAGCATGGGGCTCATATCTGACGACGTCGCGTACGACTACAAATGGAATCGCATTGGGAAGGACGGGCTCAAGGCGAGCCTAAAGAAGCCCACGCTCACCGGTGCGTACAAGTACGTGGCGGAGCGGCTCGCGGATCTCCCGGACAAGGAGCGCGCTGACGTCTCCGACCTGCTTGGGGGAGCCACCGACATGCGATGCCGCGAGGGGTGGGGGCACTTCGGGAAGGGCTACTGGGACAAGGAGGGTAGGCACCTATCCACTGAGGCATTCGCAGAGATGAACGCCGCGTCATTCACGTCTCCGGAGTCTTTGGGTAAAATAAGGAAGATATTCCCCGAATCGTATGAGATGTTCCTCAAAATGACGAGGGAGGCGGCGGGACTATGACGGACGAGGAGCGGTTCCAAAGGGCATGCGACGAGTACGAGAGGAAGTTCGGCTCACCGATGGGCCACGACCTTTCGATGCCCGATGACCCCGCAGAGTGCGCCGCAATCGTGGAGAGGTGCATCCGTGACGGCAGGGTGTACGACCCGTACGCCGAGACCGGAGCACCCGAGGACGCGGTGTTCTAGAGCCAATCAAAAAAGCCTCGTGCATTCAGGCCCCCGCCACCACGGCGGGGGCTTTTTTCTATGTTTCGAGTAGGTAGGCAGGATTGCCTACCTACTGCATGGCCGCGTGACCGTCCCTCGACCATGGCCGCGAGGTGATGCGGGATGGCGAACAACGTTGACGTGAGCGACCACACGCAGGAGTGGCTCTCGGCGCTCGCCCCGGCGCTCTCGCGCGGCCTGGAGCAGGTGGGCCTGGCAGCCGAGGGCCACGCGAAGGCAAAGTGCCCCGTGGACACGGGCAGGCTCCGCAACTCCATAACCCATGTGCAGCTTGACTCCCACCACGAGGCGATAGGCACCAACGTCGAGTACGGCAAGTACGTCGAGCTTGGGACGAGCCGTGCGGACGCCCAGCCCTTCCTGGTGCCGGCCGCCTCAGAGCACTCGTCCGAGTACAGGGCAATCATGCGCGCTGCCCTGGGCGGCGGGGCGTGACCCGACGCCCAGCATCTTCCCCGAAGAGCGGGCCAGGCATCGCCCGCCCCACGCGGCAGGGAACGCCGCACGGCCGCCCGAGGCACCGGGCGGGGACGGAGGGGAAATGGCACTCACGCGCAAGATGCTCAGGGCAATGGGCATCGAGGACGAGAAGGCCGACGAGATCATCGAGGCGCACGCCGAGACCGTGGACGCGCTGAAGCAGAAGGCGGCGGACGCGGGCAGGGGCGGCGAGGAGGCCGAGGGGCTCCGCAAGCAGGTGGAGCAGCTGAAGGCGGAGCTCGCGAAGGCCCAGGAGGCTGGTGACGCCGACGGCATGAAGGCCAAGTACGAGGAAGAGCGCAAGGCCTTCGAGGACTACAAGGCGCAGGTGGCCGCGAAGGACGCCGACCGCACGAAGCGCTCCCTCTACCGCAAGCTGCTCGCCGAGACGGGCGTGGACCCCAAGCGGCTCGACGCCGTCATGCGCGTGGCGGACCTCTCCAAGGTCGAGGTCAAGGACGGCGCCATCCAGGGCGCCGAGGAGCTGGAGAAGGGCATCAGGGAGGACTGGGCGGACTTCATCCCGACCACGTCCACCAGGGGAGCAGAGCCCGCGACCCCTCCGAAGGCGGGGGCGGAGCCCGAGCCCGACCTCTCCAAGATGACCGCGACCGAGTACATCAACTGGAAGCACTCGCAACAGAAGTAAGGAGCCGAAATGGCAAACACCATCCTCACCGCCGACGTCATCGCCGGCGAGGCCCTGGACGTCCTGCGCAACAACGCGGTCATGCCCAACCTGGTCTACCGCGACTACTCCGGCGACTTCGTGCCCGGCGTCGGCGAGACCATCAGCGTCCGCAAGCCCGCGACATTCGTGGCCAACGAGTACGCCGGCACCCTGACCGTCCAGGACGCGACCGAGGCCAAGGACACCGTCACCATGGACAAGCACCTGGACGTCTCCTTCGCGGTCACGTCCAAGGAGATGACCATGTCCATCGAGGACTTCTCCGCGCAGTTCCTGACGCCCGCCATGCAGGCGTTCCTGGACAAGGTGGACGGATACCTCATCGCCGCCGGCGTGGCGGCCGCCAAGAAGACCGTGGCCACCAGCGCCGCCGTCACCCAGGCCAACATCGTCGCAGCCCGCCAGGCCATCGTGCAGGGCAAGGCGCCCACCACCGACCGCAACTTCGTCTTCGGCCCTCAGATCGAGGCCGACCTGCTCAGCACCGAGCTCTTCGTGAACGCGGCGGCAGCGGGCGACACTGCGGGACTGCAGGAGGCCAGCATCGGCCGCAAGTTCGGCCTGGACTGCTACACCGACCAGAACTGCGGCAACGCCCAGGGCACCGAGGACGACGGCCTGGTGTTCCACAAGAACGCGCTGGCACTTGTCACCCGCCCGCTGGAGCTGCCCCAGGGCGCCGCGAACGCCTCCGTGGCCAACTACGACGGATTCGGCATCCGCGTCGTGTACGGCTACGACATGCAGACCAAGACCGACACGGTCTCCCTCGACATGCTGTGCGGCGTGAAGGCGCTCTACCCCGAGCTCGTCAGCGTCATCAAGCGCACGGTGGCGGCCGCCTAATGGCCGCCATGCTGGGCGCGGTCCTCGCGAGCGTCAACAACCGGTTCGCCGGCGAGCCCGTGCGCGGGCGCTGGTCCGTGTCCGGCGGAGAGATCCACCCGGCCTCCGGGCAGGAGCTGCCGCTGGCGGACGGCCAGTGG